TCAGTTCGCCGCACTAGCCCTTTCATACGTCAAGCGCTTGCCCACTACGCCCTGTAGCAGGAGATCGGCGCGTTCGGTATCCTCAATGCCGCGAGCGGAACGGTTTGTGTAGCGGAAGTCATATTCTGCGAGATAGCGGTGCAGGTGCTTTTCGGAGCAGAACTGATACACGCCCCGCATACCGCGCTTAAAGATGCTGAAATAGCCTTCAATGTCATTAGTGGTGCTGCCGCTATTCACATAGTTGCCAATGCCATGGAACACGGCCTTATGCCCCTGATATTCACGGCCAACCGCCCGATACCATTGCGCTTCATCGGTAACGAGCGTTGCCTCTCGCGAGACGTTCTCGCGCACGATATTGGCAATCTCGTTTTTCACCATCTGGTTAGCGTCAATTGAGCGAACCTTGCCAGTGCGCTTATCAAGAAGCGAAACAACACGCATCTTGTGACCATAGCCACCCTTGCGGCGACCTTGGCCATCCTTCTGGCCGATATAGGTTTCATCGGCTTGAAGGTCGCCACCTTCGCTACCGAAAATGTCCATATCGGCATCGCGCATGGCCTCACGGATGCGGTGAGACATAAACCAAGCGGTTTTAAGGGTAACGCCAAGAATGCGGTGAAGTTGGTTGCTCGAAATACCCTTTTTGCTGCCAGCGATCAGGAACATAGCCTGTAGCCAGACGCGCATCGGGACTTTGCTTTCTTGAAAGATGGTGCCGATCTTGACGGTGAACGGCTTGCGGCACTGGTAGCACTTCCACAGGCCAGCGCGGGTGGTTTTGCCCTTTAGCTTGCCCACGCGATCCACGCCGCCACAATGCGGGCATACAGCACCGTTCGGCCACAGGCGGGCCTCGACGTATGCATATGCGGCATCTTCATCGTGAAAGTGCGGGGCGGATAGGTTCGACATTCTGGTTACTCCTTCCAGATTGTGTAACCGAAACCGCTGGGTATGTAAAGTATAATAACGCCAAATAATAACCTATTTGGTGATTTTTCTTGACATCGTCACGCTATCTGGTAATAACGGTGCAACATCGAGAAAATGTGATTCGCCACGGCGGCCGATCGGCAGCGCTCTTTCAGGGAGTGACGCTTTAATCGGTTTGCAACGCCCTGTCTGGACACCTCAAAACAGGGAGATGGCCAATGACTTTGCGCAAATCCCAAAGTGCTCTCTCGCATCAGGAGGCGGCGTGCGAAACAGAACGCACGAGCCTCGAGAAATATGACCAGTTTCTGGCGGTGCTCGCCGAAAGCTCGAACGTCACGCGGTCTGCTGACGAAGCAGGCCTCACGACAAGCGCTGTCTATTGGAAGCGGCGGCACGATCCCGTTTTTGCAAAGCAGTGGCTGGCAGCTCTTTATGAGGGCTACCTGCATCTTGAAATGGAAGTGCTGCGCAGGCTTCGCGAAGGTCAGATGCAGGGCGAGAACAAAGACAAGTACGACTTCGCCAATGCAATCAGACTGCTGTCGGCCCACCGCGAAAACGCAGCTCGCGCCACAGCGCAGCAACGCAATGTCACCGCTGCAGCCGTACGGGCTTCGATTGATCGCAAAGTTGAAGAAATTCGCGAACAAGTCCGCCGGGAGAGGAACAGAGAGAGTAGAGGCAATTGAATCAGCCTCTGGGATGGCTCGCGTTTGAAGATAAGACCGTCCGCCAACGCGTAGCAGACGCGCTTGACCAGGAAGAGCGTAACGAATGGCGCTTTCATTGGAGATTGCAGGCTCGGGCACCGCAATTGGCACCGCCCGGCGATTGGCGCACATGGCTGATCCTTGCAGGACGCGGCTTTGGCAAAACAAGGGCCGGCGCTGAGTGGGTGCGGATGATCGCAGAAGACAATTGCGAGGCACGCATTGCCCTTGTCTCGTCCTCGTTAACGGAAGCACGTTCCGTCATGGTCGAAGGAGAAAGTGGTTTGCTTGCCTGTTGTCCGCCTGATCGCCAGCCCGTTTTTGAAGCATCCTTGCGCCGTGTGCGTTTTCCCAATGGAGCGCAGGCGCAATTGTTTTCTGCAGCAGAACCGGAGAGTTTGCGTGGACCGCAGTTTAGTCACGCCTGGTGCGATGAAATTGGAAAATGGCCACTGTCACACGACCGCTCAACGCGGGCATGGGACAATCTTCTTATGGGACTGCGACTAGGAGGTGATCCACGCACTGTGGTGACCACAACGCCGCGCGCAGTGCCCATCGTGCAGCGCCTGATCAATGGACAGAAAAACGAAAGCGTCGTGCTCACTCACGGCTCAACCTACGACAATGCGGCCAATTTGCCCCGGCGATTTCTTGAGGCCATCGATAGCGAATTTGGCGGCACACAGCTGGCGCGTCAGGAAATTGCTGGTGAAATGCTCACCGATCTCGAAGGAGCCTTGTGGCGGCGTTCGACCATCGAACAGGCCCGCGATCACATCGAATGTGAAGACTTCCGGCGCATTGTCGTGGCCGTTGATCCGCCCGTCACAACGTCTGGCGATGAATGCGGCATTGTAGTTGCTGGCCTCGGCGAGGACGGGATCGGCCGCGTGCTCGCCGATTGTTCGATTGCCCGTGCAAAGCCCAGTGCATGGGCCGAACGCGTGGCCACAGCAGCCGGTGAATGGAATGCTGACCGCGTGGTCGCCGAAGCCAACCAGGGTGGCGCGATGGTCGAAAGTGTATTGAGAGCCGCAAACGCGCAGCTGCCTATTCGGTTGGTTCATGCAAGCCGGGGCAAGGTCGCCCGGGCAGAGCCGGTCGCTGCGCTTTATGAAGCAGGCAGGGTTTACCATTGCGGCTCGTTTCCCGCGCTTGAAGACCAATTGTGCGGGCTGCTTATCGGTGGCGAATATGCTGGGCCTGGACGCTCTCCTGACCGCGCTGACGCACTGGTGTGGGCACTGACAGAATTGATGCTTGGCCCGCAGGCCACACCGAGCGTGCGCTCGATCTAGGTCCGTTTGGGCCAACCGCTCAACAATCATAAAGGAAATTGCCAATGGCATGGCTCGATCAGTTGCTCTCCGCCGTCAAAGGCGGGGAGGATGCCCGCGTGCCTCTAGCGCGCGGGATTGCGCAAGGTTGGACACCGGCGTTTGTCGAAGGAGGAGGACCAAAGCCTTATCAATACGAGCGGAGCGTTCGTGAGGGCTTTCTCGCGAATCCCATCGCCCAACGCGCGGTGCGTATTGTGGCCGAAGGCGTGGGACAGGCTCCCACCACAAGCAACGATGATCGGCTCGCCACTCTTATCACTGCGACCAGCGCGGGCCAGTCACTGATCGAGACACTGGCTTCACATCTGCTTTTGCACGGCAATGGCTTTGTGCAGATCATCAAGGATGCAAGCGGTCAACCCATAGAACTTTTTGCTCTGCGCCCTGACCGGGTGAGCGTCGTGGCGGGTCCCGACGGGTGGCCATGCGCATACAATTATTCGGTCCTTGGCGAAAAAATCACTTTGCCGGTTGAGGACGAGGATGGGTGGCCAAGCGTTATCCAGATCAAGACGATGCATCCGCTTGACGATTACATGGGTGCAGGCGCTCTGGCTGCTGCCGCGCAGGCGGTTGCAATCCACAATGCGGCCTCTGAATGGAACCGCGCTCTGCTCGAAAATGCCGCGCGCCCGTCCGGCGCTTTGGTTTATGAGCAGGGCGACGGATCAGGCCTCACCCGCGAGCAATTTGAACGGCTCAAGGGAGAGCTTGAGGCTGCATTCTCGGGCTCAGTCAATGCAGGACGGCCCATGCTGCTCGATGGCGGGCTACGCTGGCAATCCATGGCCATGACGCCTGCCGATATGGATTTTGCGACCCTCAAAAGCGCGGCTGCCCGTGAAATCGCTCTTGCCTTTGGGGTGCCGCCGATGCTGCTCGGGCTGCCGGGGGACAACACCTACGCAAACTACCGCGAAGCCAATCGCGCGCTCTGGCGACTGACCCTGTTGCCGCTCGCTGAGAAGCTTTTCTCGGCGCTTCAGGAAGGTCTTTCCCCCTGGTTTAAGGATGGCGCGATCGGGATCGACCTCGATCGCATCACCGCGCTTTCTGAAGACCGTGAACGGCTCTGGAAACAAGTGTCCGACGCCGACTTTCTCACCCGCAGCGAAAAACGCGAACTGCTTGGGCTTAAAGCGGAGGACAAAGCTCAATGACCCGTTCAGATACACTTGCCAGCCTTATGGCGCAGGCCAATCAGGATGGCGCAGACATCGTGACCTTGCGCGCGATCCTTGAGGAAACCACCGAGATCGCAACCGACCGGGTCTTGGATCGCTTTGGCCTCGCAGATCCCGGCGCAGAAAATGATCTCGATGAACTTCGCGAGCTTTTGCAGGCATGGCGCGATGCAAAGGCGAGCGCATGGAATGCTTTCATCGAATGGCTCATTCGCGGGTTTCTTGCATTGCTTTTGATCGGCATCGCGGTGCGCCTCGGCGTATGGGAATTGCTGTGATGTCAGGGCAAATATCTGCTCAGCAGCCCTTGCGATTTGCCGGCTATGCCGGGCTCTTCAATATCCCGGATGCCGACCGTGATACGATCTTGCCCGGAGCCTTTGCAGCAACGCTTACCAATCGCACAAGGGCCCTGCCGCTACTGTGGCAACACAGGCCAGACCGTAAGATAGGCGAGATCGAAAGCGTCACAGAAGACGAACGCGGTCTTCGTGTGGTCGCACGCATTGATCGAACGAACAGCCGCGCGGCCCGAATGCTCACTAAGGGAGAGGTCTCGGGCCTCAGTTTCGGCTACCGCGCGCGGCGCGCATCGCACACCGAGGCAGGGCGCCAATTGGCTGAGATCGATCTGCTTGAGGTCAGCCTTGTGACCCATCCGCTCCAACACGGCGCACGCGTCCATTTTGTGACCTGACCGCCTTTTCGAAGACCCCCCACGGGCCGCCATCATGGGCGGCCTTTTTTATGCCCAACAGGAAGGCCAACTACCCCATGGATACCAATTCTACCCCACTAACTGGCTCCGCTGCTGCTCTGGCAGTTGCAGACGACCAGATGGAGCAAAGCTTCGATATTGTCGCTCGCCAGGACCAGGCCGAGGCTGACATCAAAACGCTGCGCACCGACGTTGATGAAGTGAAAGCGCGCCTCGACAAGGTTTCACGCGCAGCATCGCGCCCAGCCATCGGCGGTGCGGCTGCTGCACGCAGCGAAGAGGTCAAAGGCTTTGTTGACGGCTACCTTCGCCGGGGCCGCGAGACCGAAGTCAAATCGATCAACGGCGCTTCCCCGCAAGACGGCGGCTTTGCAGTACCGCAGAAAATCGACGAGATGATCGCAAGCGAGCTTGTCGAGATCAGCCCGATCCGTGCAATCGCACAGGTCGTACAAACCGGCACTTCGGGCTATCGCAAGCTTGTTGCTACGGGCGGAACTGCCTCGGGATGGGTCAGCGAAGTGGCCCCGCGCCCGGAAACGGACGCGCCTAACTTTGCTGAAATCGCGCCGCCCACCGGCGACCTCTTCGCCAATCCAGCCGCCAGCCAGGCGATGCTTGACGATGCGGCGTTCGACCTCGAAACGTGGCTCGCCAATGAAATTGCAGTGGAGTTCGCCCGCGCCGAGGGTTCCGCATTCGTCGACGGTACTGGCACCAACCAACCCGAAGGCTTCCTGCGTTCCCCCACCAGCACCGCTGAAGATGGCGTGCGTCCGTTCAAAACGGTTCAGTACATCGGTTCAGGCGATGCCAACGGTTTCGACACAGCACCAGACGCCAAGCTTATCGACCTCATCCATTCGCTCAAGTCCGGCCACCGTCAGGGCGCAAGCTTCGTGATGAACTCCGCCACTCTGGCGAGTGTTCGCAAGCTCAAGACCTCTGATGGCGCGTTCTTGTGGCAGCCCGGCATGATCGAAGGCCAACCTGACCGACTGCTCGGCTATCCAGTGGTGGAAGCGGAAGACATGCCCGATGTGGCTAGCGGCGAATTCCCGATTGCGTTCGGCAACTTTCGCCACGGCTATCTGATCGCTGAGCATTCGGCGACCCGCGTTCTGCGCGATCCGTTCTCGAACAAGCCGTTTGTACACTTCTACGCGACCAAGCGAGTGGGGGGACAAGTGCTCGATTCAAACGCGATCAAGCTTCTCAAAATCGAAGCCTGATGCCCCCAACCGGGATCACCATCCGGCTGGTCCCAAAGTGTTCCCGGCAAGGTCGAGTTCCCCCTTGCTCCCTTGCCGGCACACCCGCGCCCGCGCCGCTCTTCTCAAAGCTTCACTCCAGCGAGAAGCCAGCAGCGCGGGCGCACCCTTTGGATTGAAATTCGAATGTGGGAGACCGCAATGCAGCGGAGAATAGTGGAGCCAGCTGACGTTAGCGGCGATGCCCTTAGCGAATTGAAAAGCTGGCTCGGGATTACACGGCCAAATGAGGACGCTCTGCTTGCGGACCTTTTGCACGCAGGCCTTGCCATGTGCGAAGCTTTCACAGGCCAGGCTCTTTTGTCGCAATTGGTCGAGGAGCGGCTGCCGACGAAGTCTGGAAAATCGACTCTCGTCTCTCGGCCGGCGGTGTCGCTCTCGGCGTTGGAGCTGGTTGCGCACAACGGTGATCGCAGCGTGATCGACACCTCGCAATTCGAGGTCGAAATCAGCGCGGAGGGACGGCTCTCGATCACTCTCTTGCAAGACTTCGAGGGTCAATATGTTTCAGCAACCGCTCGCGTAGGAACGAGCGGCGATTGGCAAGGTGTCCCCTCCGCTCTCAAGCAGGGGATCATCCGTTTGTGCGCGCATTATTACCGCGACCGTGATCGTCCAGGTGACCAGAAAAAAGCCTCGACACCGCCCACAATCGTGAGCGCCCTGTGGCGCCCCTATAAGTCTTTGCGCCTCACATGATTGCCGCAAACGCGCAGAATGATGCGCTCATCAGAAGGCTTCGCGAGCGCGGCAAACGCATAGCCCATCAGCATGTCGAGCGCGTCCAAAAGAACGCTCAAACTGGTGAGGTCAATTGGCATTCCGCCCAGTCGCTTTGGCCAGATTTCACACAAGGTTGAGCTCATGGAAAATTACTTACGCTCCGAGCTCCTACGGTGGCTGCGCGATGACCCGAACCTCTCTTCCATCAACGCAATTGAGGAAGAGGCTCCCGTTCACGCAAGTGCGCCCTGGCTTGGCATTGCAGCAAGTGCGTCATCCGATTGGGGCACGAAAGAACGGCGCGGCCGGGAGGTCCGAATTGCGCTTGAACTGGAAAGCCGCGCTGATGAACCTGACGCTGACGGCCCGTTGGTAGAGGCGATCGAACAGCGCGTTTTGAACCTCCCACCATTCCATACCGGATTTGAGCTTGCATCGATCCGTTTCCTGCGCGCCCGCAGCGAAGAGCGCGAAGGGAATTTGCGCGGTGCGCTTCTTGAATTCCGTTTCCGGATTTTTGCCCCTCAACCCTGAACACTTTACCTCTGGAGAGAAAATATGCCCGCGCAGAACGGATCAGCCTTCTTGCTCAAAATCGGAGACGGGGGATCGCCCGTCACATATGAAACAGTGGCCGGTATGCGGACCACGCAATTGTCAATCAATGGCGATCTTGTCGCCGTGACCAACAAGGAATCGGGCGGCTGGAGAGACCTTTTGTCCGGCGCTGGCACCCGCTCGGTTTCGGTCAATGCCGCCGGGATTTTCCTTGGTAGCGGCGCCGAAACTTCGGTGCGTGCACATGCGCTGGCGGGCACAATCGATGACTATGAGCTTTCGTTTGAAGACGGCGAGCGTCTTCGCGGTCGCTTTCTTGTCCAGCGCCTCGACTATTCGGGCGATTTCAATGGTGAGCGCAACTACACGCTCCAGCTTGAAAGCTCAGGCCCGGTCGTTCCCGCGTGAGCAGGCCTGCCAATGTCCAAAGGGGCGAGGCGACTTTTGAGCTTGGCGAACGCACCTATGTGCTTCGTCCAAATTTCGAGAATCTGGTCGCCGCTGAACAAGAGATCGGTTCACTCTTCGCTCTCGTCGAGCGTGCCTCTGATGGCGCCTTGACCTTGTCTGAGGCAAGCGCCCTGATCTGGCACTGTCTTGATGCCGATCCGCGCCCTTCACGCGACGAGGTGGGTCGGGCCGTGCTCAAGCAAGGGCTCATCACCTCCACCAAACCTGTCCGCGCAATCCTCTCGCAGGTGCTGCAAGGCCAATCGTGAAGAAAGACCCGAAAGCCACTTTCGCTGCTGCCGCATCGCTGTGGTGGAGCGTGGCGGCACAATGGCTTGGCTGGCGCGCGCCGGAATTCTGGCTCGCGACGCCAGCTGAACTGAGGGGCGCCTTGAGCGATCCCAAAGCCGCCGCCGAGGGGCGCGGGCCTTCGATGGAAACAATCGCTGAGATGATGGAGCGCGAAAACAATGGATGACAATTTCGACGAACTGGTGATCGATCTTCGCGCCAACACAGACCGCTTCAATGCGGATATCGAGGGACTGCGCAGCACTCTCGACCATTCGCTTATCGATGGCTTTGATCGTGCAGGGTCGGTGTTGGAGCGAGGGTTGTTGTCCGCAGTGAGAAGAGGCTCGCTCGGCTTTGATGACCTCCAAAGGGTCGCCTTCCGCTCGCTCGATGCCATTGCCGCAAGAGCAATCTCATCAGGGATCGGTTCGCTTTTTGGCGGCACTGGTTCCGGGGGCTTCGGCGGTGTCTTAACCCAGACCTTCGGATCGCTCCTCGGCCTGCCGGGCCGGGCAACTGGTGGACCTGTCAGTCCGGGGCGCGGCTATGTGGTCGGCGAAAACGGGCCTGAACTCTTTGTCCCGACCTCTTCCGGTCGAATAGCCGCCAACCAAGATGCCGCCGCGCCGGGCCGCGAAGTGCGTGTCGCTATCCAACTCGCGCCGCCTCGCGGAACCTCGGCTCCCACAGCAATGCAGCGCTCCTCTCGCCAGGTTGCAAGCGCTGTTCGCCGCGCGCTTTCGGCCCAGTAAATCAGGGATCAGCAACTCATGGCATACTGGCTAGCGCGCGAACGCCGCGGGCAAGAATCCTCTTTCATCCAGCGTTTTGATCCGCGGTTCTGGACAGTCAACTTTCCGCGGCCCGCGATGGCATCGGTCATCACCACTGGCGCAGACTCTTTACAGATCGACGTCGAGCTTCACCACGAAGGCGAACTCGTCGGGCTAATCTGGGCGAGCGAAGATACCCTCGATCACCCGCTTCTGGCGTACGAAACGAACCGCGATTATTCGAACACCAGTCTCAGCTTCCGCTGGCAATCCGAAGGCGTGGTCGCGCTGGATCAAGTCAACGGCCCCACACTCACGATCGAAGGACGCGATGCTGAAGGCAACCCGCAAACTTCTTTCGTCCGACTCTGGAATTACGCGCAAGGCACGCCGACAGACGCGGTGATCACCTTGCCGTTCTCACAGCTTGAGAGCGGCTTCTCGCTGCCCGGCACGCCTGTTTATGTGGGCGACATCGACCGAATGTTCATTTCGCTAGTGTCTCCTGAATTTGTTGCAGGCAGCACCACGCCGCTGCCTCAACGCTTTAATGGCCGCGTGACGGTGTCTGACATTGTCGCCGATGGCAGACATTCGATGCTTGAAATCGGAGATGTGCGCCTGCCTGTCCATGGCGAGCGGCTCGCGACAGCCTATGATGACAATTACGACCAGACGCCAGCGCGCATTCTGCGCAACCTCGTGGGCCTCGGCTATCGCGGAGACTTCATCCACTACGTAGGGATGAGCCACTTCATGCGGCTTGGGCGGCAGGCAGGCGCACTTCTGGCTGTTCCTGACGGGGACCTGTGTGAGCCGGCAAGCCACTGGCACAGGAATCTGTTTGGTCTAGCGAGAAACGAGGATCTGGAGGTGATCGCCTCGATCTCATATGAATTGTTCAACGATTACTGCCCCGAAAGCTGGAAGCAGCGTACGCTTAGTGGGGAACCAGCCCTGACCGGATGGGTGCCGCCTTCCAGCCTTCTTTCTCCTGCTAATACTGAGGCGATGGGTTGGCTCCAATCAAGCGCCGTCAACTTTGTCGATCTGCTTATCGATGCTGCTCAACCTGTCCGTATGCAAATCGGCGAGCCGTGGTGGTGGACCACCGCAGCGGGCGAGATTTGTCTCTATGACGATGCGGCGCGTGCCGCTTTCGGAGGCAATCCGCCTGATATTTCGGACGTGCGGGAGGCTCTTGATCCTGCCCAGATTGGTCTGCTCGATGACGCTGGCGCCCTTCTCGCGCAATCGACCGCTGACCTGACGGAGGCGGTTCGCGGCGCTGCGGGCGGACCATCGGAGGTGATGATCCTCGTTTTCACGCCGACTATTCTGAGCCCCGAAATGCCCGAGCTTTACCGCGCCAATCTTCCAACAGGATGGGCGGTCCCGGCCTTTAATCGATTGCAGCTCGAAGACTACGATTGGCTGACCGAAGGATCGGACGCGCTCAGGCGATCAGCTTACGCATTTGTGGATGATCGTCTGCAGTATCCGATTGAAAAACAGGACTATCTCGCCGGTTTCGTCCTCAATTCTTCTGATGATGAGGAATATTGGGCTCGGATCGACAACGGCCTTGATGAGGCCGCCAGTCGGGCAATCGAACGCAGGTATGTGTGGGCCCAGCCACAGGTCAACCGCGATGGATACACCCGTCACCCCTTTAGCCAAGAGGAACAAATGGAAGCCTTTGACGACGTCATTTATCCCTTCGCTCTGGGCCGCTCGACTTCCGTTGCGCCCGAGTTTTCAACTTCCGTTTCTGTCACTTCCTCCGGCCACGAAAGGCGAAACTCGCTCTGGGCGGATGCACGGGTCCACTTTGATGTAGGGCCGGGCATTCGCTCCGAAACGGAATTGGGCGAACTTCTGAGCTTTTTTCGGGCACGGCGTGGATCGGCGCGCGGTTTCAGGATTAGCGACCCCTACGACCACAGCTCGAACGCGATGACTGGTTCCCCCACTCAGCTCGATCAATTGCTCGGGGTCGGTGATGGAACACTCGCAAAGTTTCAGCTCACCAAAACCTATGGCACTGGCGCAGAACCACAGGTCCGCCCAATAACCCGCCCAAGAGCGGAAACCCTCTTGGTGAGCGTGGGCGGCATCCCCTCAACGGATTGGGTCCTTGCGAGCAAGGGAAAGCTTATCTTCGGTTCCGCTCCGCCCATAGGCGCCGAGGTGCGCGCAGGATTTCTTTTCGATGTACCGGTCCGGTTTGCCGAGGACCGTATCGATATCTCAAGCGTCAACTTTGAAGCGGGCGAAGCGCCCAGCATCCCCTTAATCGAATTGCGGGAGGAGATATGACACGCACGTTCTTTGACAGCGAACTCGATACAGCCGCAACGTTCTGGCGCATTTTTCGGCGCGACGGTGTGACGCTGGGCTTTGCGAGCCATGATCGCGATTTGACCTTCGGCGGCGTTCGTCACCGCGCGGCGCCTGGCATGGTGCCAACCGCTATTCGGCTCAGCTCAGATCTATCGGAAGAAAACGCAGGAGTAGAGGGCGCTCTCAGCCACGACGCAATTCGAGAGCGCGACCTTGCAGCCGGTCTGTTCGATAATGCCGCGATTGAAGTCGGCGTCGTGGACTGGGAAACTCTAGAAGCGCGGGCGCTTTACACAGGTAGCCTGGGGCGGATCGAGGATGATCGCACAGGATTTGCTGGCGAACTGCGTTCGGCCAAAGCTGTGCTTGAGCAAGATCTGGTCCCCCGCACCAGTCCGACATGCAGAGCCGCTTTCTGCGGTCGCGGATGTGGTTTGTCCGCAGTGCGCTTTACCGCGCGCGCCGTCTTGGCCGAGGTGGATGCAGACCTCAACCGGGTGCGCATAGAAGGAATTGCATCTGGCGAATTTCTCGACGGTCAGATTCGGTTTCTCGACGGACCGCAGACCGGCATCCCGTTTGCAATCGTGGGTTTCGATGGCGAATGGCTTGCTCTTGATCGTCCACTCGATGCTGGCCTTCTGGCCGCAACGCCAGCCGAACTTCGGGAAGGATGCGACCACACCCTCTCTACTTGCGCGAACAGATTTGGGAACGCTGTCAATTTTCGTGGAGAGCCATTCTTGCCAGGCAACGATTTGCTTGCTCGCTATGGTCAAGCTCTAGGGTGAACAAATACTCACCGCGCGGGGAAAAACTCGCTCTCGCTGCCGCCCATTTCATCGGGGTTCGATTTCGCTTGAACGGGCGGGATCCGGAAAGCGGGCTGGATTGCATTGGCCTTCTCGCATGCAGTCTTAAGGCAATTGGAGAGACACCTTCAGTCCCCGAGGGCTATAGCCTTCGCAACAGCGACCTTCACCGCTGGATTGCATGCGCGAAGGCATCGGGTTTCATCCGCGCGTCGGGTTCTGTCCAAGCGGGGGACGTTCTTCTGACAAGGCCGGGTCCGGGCCAACACCATGTCTTGATCGCTGCAAACAAGAGCGAAGTCATACACGCCCATGCCGGGCTGAGGCGCGTTGTCCGCCAGGCCTTTCCTCCCATTGGAACCATTCAGGCACATTGGCGCCTACGCCAGTCGCGAAAAGGAAATTAAGATGGCAACTCTTGTCCTAACGGCCGTGGGCACAGCACTAGGCGGGCCCGTCGGAGGCGCGATTGGCGCGTTTATTGGTCGCGAAGCCGACCAGGCATTGTTTGGTCCAACACGCCAAGGACCGCGCCTCAAGGAACTTTCGGTCACAACGTCCAGCTACGGTCAGCCTTTGCCACGCAACTTTGGCCGGATGCGGGTTGCGGGCACAATCATCTGGTCAACCGAATTGCAGGAGACAAAAAACAAAGGTGGCGGCGGAAAGGGGCAGCCATCTGTCACCACTTATTCCTACTCTGCATCTTTTGCCGTCGCACTTTCCAGCACGCCAATCGACCGGATCGGAAGGATCTGGGCCGACGGAAATCTCCTGCGCGGTGCAGCGCAAGACCTCAAAGTCGCAGGTGAAATGCGCGTCTACCATGGCACAGGCGACACACCCGTCGATCCGTTGATAGCCGCTGATCGCGGGGATTTGACACCTGCTTTCAGAGACACGGCCTATGTAGTTTTCGAAGATCTGCAGCTTGGCGACTTTGGCAATCGCATCCCTGCGCTAACCTTCGAAGTGTTCGCGCCCGATCACGAAACTGTCTCGGTCAGTCAATTGGTCCCCGAAGCGCAAAAGGGCACAGGCGATGTTGTTCTGAAAGACGCGCTCGGGTTTTCCGATGAAGGCGGTGCGATCGGATCAACCCTGTCGACGATCAACCAGGTCTACCCACTGGTCTGCACGACGGATGCAAGCGGTTTGCGTTTGTCCTCGGCCTATTCATCTGCTGACAATATCCCCGTGCTGCCTGAACAGATTTCACTGCGCGATAGTGAAGACGCGACCGAACGACATAAGCAACGCGGCGAAACAATCGGAAATGAACCCCTTGCGCTTCGGTATTACGACGAAGAACGCGACTACCAGCCCAGCGTGCAACGGGCGCTGGGCCTTCGCCCGGACGGGCGAGAGCTTATGGTTGATTTGCCCGCTGCGATGAATGCGCAAGGAGCGCGCAAACTGGCAAACTCCAATGCTCACCGGGCGCGCTGGCGCAATGAACGCATTGTTTGGAGAATTGGCAAACTCGACAGTCAAGTAAGCCCTGGAAGCTTAGTCAAGCTTCCGGCTACGCCGGGGATCTGGTTGGTCAAAGATTGGGAATGGTCCAACCTTGGCGTGGAGTTGGGCCTGGACCGAGTATCTCCCGAAATTGCCGGTGAACTTGCAAGCGATGCAGGCACTTCCAACACGGCTCCGGACGAGCCCATCACGCCGACCCAACTGTTTGCTTTCGAAGCGCCGCCAGAGAACAACGCGACTCCGTCGGATCGCGCACTGCTCGTCGCTGCTACATCTCAAAGCGCAGGCTGGCGCGGCGCGGCGCTTTTCGTCGAACAAGGTGCATTACTTGTTGAAGCTGGCTCGACCGGCTCCTTGCGAGCTATCGCCGGTACGCTTTCGGAACCGCTCGGCATCTCTGGCGCAACCCATATCGAAGGCAATGCCGAGATGCGCGTTACCCTTAACGCGCCAGACCTCGCATTCCGAAACACGGATGTTTCTGGTTTGGCCAATGGCTCAAACAGAGTGATGGTGGGCAACGAGCTCATCCAATTCCTGCGCGCCCAGTCGCTCGGCAATGGAGAATGGAGATTATCCGGCCTGCTGCGAGGCAGGGCTGGTACAGAGCCAGCCGCATTTCATGGCCATGAAGCGGGCACGAGCGTAGTCCTTCTGGACGATCAACCAACCCTTCTCGATCCCGCTCTTGTACCTAGCGGAAATGCCGGACGCATTGCAGCAATCGGCCTTGCGGACCAAGACCCGGTATTTGCGGATATAGAGAACCCGGGGCTCTCTCGACGGGCAATAATACCAGTCTCACCACGCATGCGCGTTCTTCCGGATGCCACTTGGCGTCTATGCTGGACCCGGCGTGCCAGAGGCCAGTGGACGTGGCCCGATGGCGTTGAGGTGCCTCTGGTCGAGGAGAACGAATCCTACACGATCGGTTTTGGCCCCACTGAAACGCCTTTCGCCTCGTGGGCTGTGTCCGAGCCAGAGTTCTATCTATCGGCAAGCGAGCGCGACACCCTTTTAGCAGCCCATGGACCTGGCAATCTATGGGTCAAGCAGGTTGGATCTTACGGGGCCTCACCTGCACTTCTGCTTGCCACACTATCCTGA